TTGCGTCGTTGCCAAGTAAAAAAAAGTTGTCCATTGTCCACTACGCATTCTTCTGCCCACTTGCGGATTAAAGCCTGCGCGTCTTTATCAATTATTTTTTCAAGTGCGTTTAGCTGAAACTCCAAATCGTTTTGCGTATATTTAATCGCTATTAGTTCGTGATAAATATTGTCGATACGATCAGCCAACGATCTTGGGAACAAATCACCTTCTTTATAAATCTTCCATTTTATACTGTTCGGGTCAGGCGCAAATGTACATCGCCCCCAACTGGCTTTTGCTTTGTTGTAATAATCGTATGTTCTGTATTCATGAATTAAATGGCCTTCAAGTGCCTCGGCATCAGTAACACTGTCAACTTCGACGTATTCAATGAGCCAATTTCCATCCGGAAACCAACTATCTCGACGATGTTGTTCAAAGCGTTTTGGGAAATTTGATTCATTTTTGATTATTCCAACATATTTAACTGCATCATCATTTTTATCTGTGTACCGATAAACATACGGCACGATAACCACCTCATTTCATCACACACTGTTCCTTTAACCGTTCCGCCACTTCTGGGATCAGGTACGCCTTGCCGCCGATTGCTTCCAGACCGATCAGGTATTTCCGTTTCACCCTGCTGACGTTTTTGTCTCCCAGGAACGCGGCCACCTCGCTCGCACGGATCGTGCCCTTGCCGGTGAAGCGGCGGAGTTCTTTTGCTATGTCTGTGCGGATCATGTCAATCCCCTCCGATTTCTTCCGGTGACACTCTCAGCAGTTTGCAAATTTGAATGAACATGTCGGCTTTTAACTGCTGATTGCCATTCAAAATCCCGTTCATTGTCGCGGGCGGGATGTCAAGTTTCCTTGCAAGCCACGCTTGAGAAATACCGTTGTCTTCCATGAACTTCTTAATTTTGCCTGCTATCAATTCCGTACCTCCTTTTTTGAAAACTACGTATTTTCCGTACCTCCTAAAGAATAATACGGATTTATTGGAATGTCAATATGATTATTCAATTTTTCCGTAGTTTTGTTATAATGATGATGAGGGGAAGAATGGAGAGGATAATGAAAAATGAAATCAGCAGCAGACTTGCTGAGAATTTAGCTATGTACCGGAAGCGTGCCGGGTTCACACAGAAAGCACTCGGATCAGCTTTGAACGTGGCAAGTACGACCGTTTCAACGTGGGAGCGGAACAGCGCACAACCGGATGCGGATATGCTTTTTGCAATTTCTAAATTATTGAATGTCTCCGTATCGGAATTATATGGTCTTGACGCTCCACAAGCCTCAGGAGAAGCGCTCACACAATCAGAACGTGAACTTCTCCGTCTGTTTCGTTCTATGCCTTCTGAAAGCCGTACAGAGCTTCTAAGCTACGCAAAATTCAAAGCTGACACGCAGGAAAAAACAGAAGGAAAGGCTGGGTGATTATCAAATGACCAAATATACCTACGTCACCAAAACCTTCACGGACTCTTCTGGGGTCCGGCACTATGTCCGAGGTAAAACACTGGAAGAGGCCATCATAAAACGCGAAGAATTAAAGCGAAAGCTGTCTGCCGGTGAAGCAGTCCGGTCCTCTTCTATGCTGTTCCATGTGTGGGCAGACATAGCACTGGACACGTACAAACCGAACGTATCACCTAAATACATGACGCAGATCCGCAGCAGGCTGAAAAATCACATCTTGCCGTACATTGGCCAGATGCCGATCGGACGGATCACGCCGCTTGAGTGTCAGAAGATCCTGAACAGTCTATCCGGGACCTCAAAAAGCATGATCACTAAAACATCCCAGGAACTCAGTTTTTACTTCGACACGGCCAAAAAGAATAATATGATTCCGAAGAGCCCTGCAGACGATTTGATCCGGCCGACCGGGTATACCAACAAGCGCCGGAGCCTGACACCGGTCGAACGCGCTGCATTTTTGAAGGTGGCAGAGATAGATCCACGATTTATTCTGTTTGAGCTGATGCTGTACTGCGGATGTCGGCCGTCTGAGGCCGCTGAAGTGAAATATGAGGATGTGCTGGAACTGGACGGTGTGCCTTTCCTTCACATACGAGGCACTAAAACGGAGAATTCAGATCGTTTAGTGCCAATACCCAAGGAATTACAGGGCAAGCTGTGTGGAATACATCTCTGCGGCTTGTGTGCGCTCACAAAGCGCAAGAAACACCACACCCAGCAGACATATGACCGCTTGTCTGCACGGCTGAAACGTGAAATGGATATCGCCCTCGGGGCAAAGTTATATCGGAACAAAATTATTGTTTCTGTACTTGCTGATGATTTCGTCCCGTACCTATTCCGGCACACATACTGCACGGATTTGAAGAAAAAGGGTGTGGATGTCCGCATTGCAAAAGACCTCATGGGCCATGCAGATATAAAGACAACCGCCAATATCTACGACCATGCTGATGGTGACACTCTTATGCTCGCAGCAAAGCAGATGGGGCTAACTCCAGATCCTGAGACAGCCACGCAAGATTCCGCTTAGTTCTCACAAATTTGTCACACCATTTGCAACACTAATATGTCCAGAATGGTCCATATTTGTCCGTTTTTCCCCTTTTTAACATCCACACTTCAAGACATGAAAAAACCCCGGAAGCCTTAGAAACATAGGCTTTTCGGGGCTTTTGCTTAGTGCGTGCGGTAGAAGATTCGAACTCCCGACCTTTTGGTCCGTAGCCAAACTGGAAATCCTTTATTTATGCGGTCTACACAGTTTTTTATCACATTATTTGCAACATTCGCAAGTAAAAAAGCGGCGCCCAGGCATGAAATCACACCCAAGCACCGCCCACAGGAGGATAACCGCCACGATACGGACGCCTCCGTACCGCCTTAGTTAAATCCGATGCGTATTGCTTCCATGCGTTTAGACTGTCCGCGCGTGCCGGCAAATTCGCCCTCGGTGCATACCGGAAGATCGCCGTAGGACTGACAATGGACTTGATAGTATAACCGCTTGCCCGTCGGGTTTTGTACGCATTTAATGCGTATGCCTTCCATGCGTCGTGACTCGCCGACCGTCCCAATCACGATGTCGTTGCCGTGCGTGATCCCGGTGTACGTCTTGTCACCAATGCCTTGCAAGTGCACCAGCACTTCCAGTTCTACACCTTCCGGCGGTTTAATGCACAACGCCTCGAGCCGCTTACCTTCCCCGGTCGTCCCGGCCCATTCGCCGTTATGTTTCCACGGCATCCATCCGTGCTTCTGACAGTGTGCTTTGTATTCGATCCGCGTCGGAAGTGCTGTGGTATATTCTTTATACCACCGGCTCAGATCAACTGTATTCGCCGTTACGCCGTCCACACGGGCAACACTGGTATATTGCCAGCCATCAAGGTTGTACGGCGGTTTATATCCGTCCTGTGCGTTTCCGTCGTTAGATCCGTATGACGCCAACCACAGCGAATCGGTCTTTACGCCGTCAAGGTTCTTATCATAGAAATACCACCCCGTATACAGTCCGGGAATGTATCCCGCTGCAGACAGATCGTCGTAAAACTGTTCCGCGACCAGCCGCGCCGTCCGGGAATAGTCCACATCTTTTGTATTTTCCTTGTCGAGATAGACCGGATACTGCGGACGATGCCCGGCAAGCATCTTGATCAGTTCCGCGTTTTCCTGCTTTGACTCTGCCGTTGTCCGCGCCTGAGAGAACATATACACGCTATATGGCACCTTGTACTTCTCAGCCATAGCAACATTGCGCTCCCAGTAATAATCAGCGCGTTTTCCATTGTAGGCGCGAATGATGACCAGATCGACCGCCTTACTGAACAGTTCCCAGTTTATTTCCTTCTGGAACTCAGAGACATCCGCAGCAAGCAAATAGTTCTTTTCGACCGGCTTCGTTTGTTTTCCGTATTTCGGTTTCGCATACCCGCGGATATTGCCGTACCCGACAGCATACGAACACCGCGCCACGCGCCCATTGCAGTTGCCTTCGATGGTATTGACCGTACTGCCGACTACAGACTCAACAATGCCAATGTGGTCAGCAAATCCATCGTTCGGCTGCGTTTTATCGTCCCAGTTGAATGTTATGATCCATCCAGGTTCCGGAGTTACCGTGCCGTCTTCTTCCCAGATGCCAGCCCTTTTGAACAGCTGGATATGTCGCTCAACGCCGCACTCAGTCCCGCCGATCGCGTCCACGGCATTACACTGGATAAACGCCGCGGAAACAGTCGCATCACACCACGCGTCCTGCATGGTCATGCGGTAGCCGACTGCAAGTGGTGTATGTGCGTTGTAGATATCAATGATAGTCCGATGCGATGCCGTACCGAGCCAGCCGCGCATTACGTCAAGTATGTCCTGCGCTGTTGCCATGGTCATGCCCCCTTGTTATACTGCGCGGTTGAGATGCCTAAAAGCGCGCCCAGGAAGGTATCGACGGCTACGATGGTAAACACCACGTCATCCGGACGGAACCATCCCCAGACAGGGCCGACCGCTCCGTAAAATACCGCAAACGCCGGCAGGAATATTAGCGCGATCCATTTGAGAACGTCGTATACTTTGTTATCCAGCATGGTCATTCCTCCTTACTTGTCGGAAGCTGTTGCACTTCGGTCATAAGTTTCTGCGCGGTTCCATTCCCGCCCATTTCGGAATATGGCTGATACAGGTACTTGTTCAGTTCGTTGTATTCTTCCGTTTCGATGTATCCGCGCTTGATGTAATGCTCTGACCGCTTGATGATTTCGGAGTAGGCAAGGCCCATGATCAGACGCGCTTCCGCACTCTTTTTCTTGTTGCGGTTCATGAGCCACGTCCAGAAGCCTGTCGAGCCGAACACGGCAACCGCAAGAGTTACTATGATGTCAATGTGCATTTCTGTGCCTCCTTCCGGCATGAAAAAGGACACCCCCGAAGGGATGCCCCGACTAATTAAATGGTATCTTTAAATCAGTTGTTGTGTCAGCAAGTTGCTCGTGGCATTCCCAGTATGCAAGAGCATATTCCACTCCCATTGTTTTGTGGGTTATTAGGGCAATATTCACAAACGATTGCGGCCTGTTCTTTTAAATAATCCTCATTGGCATCATTATATGCCTTGCGGACTACTTTATATAATTCCATGTCATCCATATATTCTTCTGGCAGGTCAACGCCGTCAAACTTCAGCACCTGACCGTAATCATACTGCCACGCCTCGGACGCTCACGCCTGCGTAGCCCCGGAACAAAATTTTGCTGTGATGATATTAAGAGCCATGTTATTACCCCTCAATAAAAAAGCACCCATTTAGGTGCGGTTGGTGAACTAAATTGTCATTTAATTTGCAACATACGTAATAGTTCCTCGATAGGTGTGGTTTGCGGTTCGCGGCCCGTTAAAATAAACATCACCCGCTGAGCTTAACTGTACAATACCAAATACTGTCGCGGATGCCTCTGGGTCAGTTGTCGCTCCTTCTATATATGGTGATTCGGGTAATGGAATATTGGACAGAGAGAAAGAACCAGATGATGAACTAATATTTTGACTAGGTATATAATTAAAATACATTGTTACTATTCCGGCTTTTTTCATCCATGAATAAGTACAATTACCGTATTTATTAGAAGCTGTTCCGTTTCCGCTTGTCTTACTGTTTAAACTACTAATCGCACCCGTTACCGTTCCTCCGCCAATAGATGATATGTCTGTCGTCCCAAATTTAGAATACAACCATCGGACATTCTTGATCATTGTACTAATACGGTTGAACAGCGTCTTGATCGGCAGGCCGCTTGTCAGAACATCTACTTCAGTCCACTCTGTCGGACTTTCCGCATCCCCGGAAGTAAATGCAACCGTGTTGTCGGTCAGGTCTGCATCTGCAACTGCATCAGCCGCCGCATTATCAATTTCCGCTTTAAAATCTGCCTTGTACGTGTCCGTGCCATCGTCGAACGCCACATACGCCGGATTAGTCAGTGCTTTTGTGTTCAGATCGTGTATCTGCATTTTCTTCCCCCCTCTGCGCATACTGTTCTGACATCAATGCCAAGTGCGCCTGCCGTTCGTCTGCGAGTATTTCCGCTAAAATCAAATCAATTACAATGCCGGGCAAATCATATTTTATACCGATTGTTTTGACCGCATGATTAAGTTCGTTTTTTGCCTGGAGAACGCTTATGTTGAATGGTTGCATTTTCCCTCCTTACGATAAAGGCAAAGTACATTGCACTAAGATTCCGTGCTTAAATGTCATTTGGCAGTTTTGTCTATAACCGGTAATAGTTCCCTTGTTAGATACTGATGTCGGCAAGATAAAATTTATCGTGCTGGCAGTAACGCCGTTGTAATTAGTTGAATCCATTTTCCAAACAGGATCATCAATTCTGCAACCTACTAACTCACACTTCATTATTTCGGACCCGTAAAGGTTGTAGCCAGATGTAATAACAAAATCCCTGTTTGCATATATTGCATCGTCTATAACAACTCCGCCTGATGATATTATCCCGCCATCTCGTACATATACAAGCACCGGATCATAATTTGTATTTGCCGCATTTTGGCTTGCATACCAGCCTATTCCGTCTGCGTCATAGGCAATGTCCATTTCTAGCCCATAATAACCTTCGGTTTGATACGATCTTGTCCCGATGCTCCCGATCTCGCTATTATTATACAAGTCGCCTGTATAATATTTTGTGTACCCGGATTCCACGGACGATGTTCGCGACCCGTCTGTTGTACGGATTATGCCGCCATTTATTTCAACCCCGGCATTATTCCACCTGCCTATTACATTCCCGGACGCATCATATACGACAATCGCGCCGTTGCCATTATTGACACCACCAAGTACCAGTGTGCCACCGTGAATCCGTGCAGCGCTCATGGTGCCCGCAGTAATAAAATCAGCATTGAAGCGACTATCCAGTGTCCAGGCCGATGTATAAGGTCCCTGTATCCCGTTTGAACTGAAGCCGATGCCATTGACGTTAATCCGGAGCACATGAACCGCGGTTGACACATCGTCCGTGTCCATAACAAGCATGTCTGTTGGATGCTCATTGGAATCATACAGAAATACGATATGCCCGCCCATACCACCTGTTATCAACTCGGTGGCGTGTGCTATGGCGTTTGTCATATCTGTATACGTCGTCAAGTCTTTTATCTTTCCGTCAATCCGTTCATCTGTATTCGCCATGAGAACGTCAGCGAAACTGGTTTTGGCATCTCCCAGTTCCATCTCACTGTACCGCTCTGCGAGTACATCCCACACAACCCGTATAACTTTTGCGGTAGCATCGACGCCTAATTCTGCGTACTGGACAGTGACGGTATCACATAAACTCACACGCTCAAGCGGAGCAATATTCTTATATTCCTCTGTCTGCCATAAAGCGATAAAATCAATATTTATATTGACTTTCGGAATCCACGGCTCATTGTTATTGAGGATCGTCTGCGCCCGTGCCTCAAGCTGTGCGACTGTAGGTGCTTCAGAAAATTCCCCAGACAAGTCCATCGGTACAACCTGCCGTAGAGACGAACGGAAAGTGATCGTTTCGCCGTTTTCGTCTTGAATCGGCAGACTTCCTTCATCTGTCCATATTTCTTCCCGTGTAATCCAGCCATTCCCTTGCACTATCCCGCCATATACTATGGTGTCCTCTGCGTTAGACCAGTATGGGATTACGGCATTATACAAGCTTCCTGCATCAGTCTCGGCTGTTATATCTGTCAGGTTTTTGCCATATCGGATGGTAACACCATTATCATTGCCACGATGCTGATATAATTTAACTGTTCTGTTATCAAACTCGTATTCGCCACCACCAAAAGCATCAAGGATAGATCCGGATGTGCCACCGAGAAGTGCACGAACAGATGCCGGGGCGGATACTTTAAATGTTCCGGCAGAAGTCTTGTCCGTCCAAAAAGTAAATGAATTGTCCGTCATGGCGTGGTCATGGAAGCCGTCAAAAGCTGTGCCGATATTGGTCGCCTCATATGGCCCGACAATAATATTGCTCAATTCATAGGAAATATGATGCGCATTGACGGTCACAACGCCGCTGATCGGGCGCGAAATGCGATAGATGATAAACGGCTGCAAATCTTTCCGTTCATCATGCGAAACAACCACAATACGTCCGGCCGTAATATCTTCATAACGCACACCAGTAATCGGATATGTGAATTCAAGTTCATATATGCCGTTGCGCTGTTCCGTAACAAGGGCCGAAATACAGTCAGAAAGCGCACCAATTCCCTGCGTGTTAAAATTTGTTGCACTTCCATCAAATAAAATAGGTTTCATATCCTGTACCACCTAGGCGTGATCTGCACACTTTCAATACCGGTTCCAAAAGTGACCCCGTTTAACCCCGGCTGTAGCTCTGGAAATTCTCGGTTTGAAAACGTGACAGCGGCATTTGCATTTTGGTTGCCGCAGTAACAGTTTTGTATTTCTGAATCAATGTCTACATAATCGTACCCGGATGCGATTGTGATTGTCTCGTCTCCGATTCCTACTGTCCCCGATCCTGTCACACGGATCAGCGGTTTCGACGGAAATAGTGTTGGGTTATTAACTGTATAGTCAATATTTATTCTTATTGCAGGTTTAAAAATCACTTCATATGCAAGTCTTACCCCAGGGCCGACCAAAATATAGCAATCATATGTTGCGCCATCTACATGGGTAAACGTAATACCGCTTCCCTCATCACTGCGCACCGTATACACTGAGCCAATATATTGTTTTACGACAATCTTTAGACTTGCGTTTCGACCTCCTGTTAATTTATAAGTTTCCCCCGGTAATAATGGCAGAGAATCATTTTGTACTAGAAAAAAAGTGTTGTTAACGCCGGGATCTGCTTGCCCAGATGCCGCAACAGTTCCGTCGCCAATTTCTCGCCATTGTATACTACTCCCAGTTGTTGACCCATTATAACTGTCTGGCAATAAATTTTCCGTGGGATACGTCGCAGGCTCTTCCCCTGATAGCAAAAACCGGCGCGGATCACGTTTGAATTTCAAATCAAACCTTCCAGCACGACCCCACGGCATAACATCAGCATCCAGCCCACTCATGTACTTTGCCATGTAATACTCATACGGATGATAGGAGTCTGTCATGCGTACGTATCCATTCCGTGACATCAGTTCATTACGGAATGCCTCAACATTTGTGTTGAAATCATCCACGATAAAAGCCGGATATGTTACTTCCTGCTCATCGAATGCGCCCTCGTCGATCGTAAGCGTTCCATTCCGGCCCGGAACAATATATTCTTTATATCGGCGTGCGGGCGCGTTATACGTATCGCGCCCATTGATCCATACGCCATAATCCGACGATTTCACGCCGTCAAATACCAAATAGCCATTATCTTCTAAAAAGCTCATGCCATCCCCCACGCGGTTCGCTTCTGCCGCTGAAGTTGTGCGAGTTTCTGTTGTACCATGTCAGCAAGCGCTCTCTCATCCATGCCTGCAGACGGATATACATTGATTGTAATTTCTCCGGACGACGCTTCCGCAATATCACGCATCAGCTGATCCCTGCCGTATACAATTTCACCAGAGCCGCCGCCATCACCGAAACCTCTGCCGCCGACCACTGTCGGGTCTGTGAATAAATACGGGGTATCATACGCCTTTTTATACCAAGATACAGATATCTGCGGTATGCTTATGACACCACCAAGATCAATCCATGACCACGAAAAATGCGGCAGCTTTATATGCGGAAGGCTCCACTGGAAATTGAAAAGCCCTTTTAACCAGTTAACAACGGGGCTAATGAAATTTTGAATAGCCTGGAATTTACTGACAAACCACTGGTATATAGATGACAATTTGCCACCAGTCACCTTGTCTAAAAATGAAAAACCATTCGACCAGACGGATTTGTATCCTTCCATTGCAGTAGCAATAACGCCACGGATTCCGCCACCGTTTTGAGATATTTTGTTCTGGATATTGTTCCATGCGTTGGACGTATTTGTTTTCATGTTTTCCCAGGCGTTCGAAATAGTGCTTTTAATGCTATTAAACTTGTCTGAAACAGTAGTTTTGATTTTGTCCGTAACGCCAGAAACCTTAGTTTTCATAGTATCCCAAGCCCCTGTAACTTTTTCTTTTATGTTTGAGGCAAATTCAACCACTTTCTCTTTTAGATTATTCCAAGCATCAACAACTTTCTGCTTCAGCTCACCGGCCCACGCACAAATTTCATCCCAGTTCTGGTATAACAGCACACCTGCTGCAACCGCTGCCGTAATAGCGATAACGATTAGCCCGAGCGGCCCCATTGACAGCACATTGATTATAGTAGACATCGTACGCAATGTAGTCATAAGGGTG